CTTGTTTGCGTGTTGGCCGTACACCTTGCCAAAAAATGTGCGTATGCGCTCAAGCATGGTCTTCACCATAATCCCAAAAATCAAAACGCATAAAAGTTGTTTTGTCATCCCACAGATCAGGAGATACCCACCACAGCAACATTTTCCATGTCCAGCTATCGTCTATTCCATCGCACCCAATTGAGGTCATTTGCAAAATAAAATCTCTCTCAAACATCCAACGTTTTTCGTTATCTCTTATGTAGGGCATATGTTTATCCATTATGTTTCTCCCATCGTTTACACAAATCTTTTGCCGTTTTGCTCTTTGGTTTCTTGTTGCACATAGCGCTGACTGATGCCTGCTTTGCCTTTTCCCTGATCTGCCCTGCTGTCAAAATGATAGGTTCGGGTGGATACATGCCATGCCAGCCTGATGCGGCAAGGACAGCGCTTAAGATGAGTCGGTCAATCATGTTTGCCCCCTTAATTGTTTATACATATCCCAAACTTGCTTAGCATGATCACCCCAAATATCACCCACCATGTACTTCAACTCCTGGTGCATTTCGGGTTGATCCTTTTCCAAATGCGCGATCCAAGGTGCGTCTGTAAGCATCAGCTCAATCTCCTCCCGGTTGTTCTTAGCTTTCTGTAATTTCTGCTCAGCCAGCTTCCTAGCTTGCAAATAGGCCCTCTTGATTTCCGCTTGCTCTATCCTCTGTTGACGCTCCTTTTCTATCCTTTCCCACTCAGCTAGACGTTCGGCCTCCTTCTGTGCGGTTGTTTCGTACCACCCCATCAACTCTCTAAGTTTTTCTGAACGTGACGGATGCTTCAAATCACGTAACGCTTTGGCTTCAATTTGTCTGATGCGTTCTTTTGTTACATCAAACGTAACGCCCACCTCTTCCAGTGTGTAGTCTTGGGTCAAGCCAATACCAAACCGAAAACACAAAACTTTGATCGCTCTTGGGGTCAACATGCCCAACGTTTCTTGCACAACTCCAACCATCTCCTTCTTAAACAACTCTTCTTCAGGGTCAACATACTCTGCATAAACTGGTGGACACGGCAACTCAGGCAAATCTTCATCGTGCAAATAGCCGTATACGTAATACGCAGAAATGAGCGTTTGGCTTGCATTCGCCAAGGTGCCGTAGGGTATCGTGTGCCCCTTGTATACCTTGCTGTGTTTCATGGCGACTACTTCATCACCAGATCGTTAATCTGATCGGTCAGGATCGCCCCAAGGTCACGGCCATGGACGGCAACCATCTGAGCTTCTTTAGAGTCATAGATCACCTTGGCCGCATCTCGAACTCCTTTGTTGTAGCCGCTTTTGTAAACATCACCGCCATCCAGCATCATTACAATGGCATCCCTAACCAAGCTCGATGCCTGCCTATGCTGCGCCGCCTGCTTAATCTTCGCGTAATACTCCGGTGGAAGATAAACAGAATACGGTATTAACTTTCGTGATTCCATGCCATAAACTCCTGAAGAATTGTGTTCAGCCTATTGCGGGCCGTCTCGTTAGTTTTTAACTCGGCCCGTGACCGAACGCCCAAATAGTTCCGTAGCCACTCAGTCGCCTCTGGCTCTGAAGGTTTTAAGATTTGCAAGTCCTCATGCAAATATTGCCAAAACGCCGGGTCACGGCACAAAGCGCCAGCTTTAGAAACAAACTGATCGCCGGCATACTCTTGTTCACGGATCAAAGGCTTGTCCACCGAATTAAGCCTGACCATGACACACTGATACCGGGCTCCCACAAAGTCACGTAGTAACTCTTCGGGAACCTCGTCGGGGTGCATGCGTAGCGTCAGCACATACCCCTCCTTGTCTTGCTTAATGGCCAACTTAATGGCCTCAAATTGCAGAGTTTTCATGTGGCTACCTCAAAACGGGATGTCCGAGTCGTCCACAGGATCTAGACGAGGAGCTGGGCGAGGGGCGACTGGAGCCTCTGGTTTCACATAAGGCTCAGAGGCCTGCATGGACAGGCAGTCTTTGCCGTTAATTACTTTGTTCCAGCCGGAAATTTGAATCGTCACAGTGGGTTGCCCCGTAGTCTTGCTCAGCATTTGACGCAAGAACTCTCGATCCAAAACCAGATCGCCGCGCTTGTCTGGGTGCTGCTCTGTGCGTTTGTAATCGTTAGGCCACAAGGTGCCCGTGTTGGGCTTGGGAATGTATGTACTCATGCTGTCTCCGTAAATTTGTTTTTAACTGCGGTAAATTGAGCCATCAATTCTGCAAAGAAATCTGCATCTGTTTTCTTAACAACATCGAAAAGCTGTTTGTTTTTCCTGAATATTTTCATGACATCATCTTTCGAGGATGTGTGTTTCAGGGCCCGACCTGCGGCAGCATTTACGTCAGACAACCAATCCTCTGATGAACCTTCAGGGCTCAGTGTTACTTGCAGCATCCACTCGCTATCGTCACCTTCAATAACAGCAGGAGGTCTTGGCTTCACCGCAACTGCGGGAGCCGTTACCGCAACTGCGGGAGGTTCCGCCTGCTTGGGGGTATCGGCGCCAGCAGATGAATCAATCGCATCATGCTCAACAAGCTCAAGCGCCGTCATCCACAGATAGCGGCGTTGGTAACTCTCCATTGCGCCCAGATTCTGAATGGGGTGTGCGCCTTTGAGATTGGCCTCGGCCATGGGAGAGGTGATTGTGACCATGGTGCCGTCTTCAGTGTCATAGATCGACAGCTCGGCATAATCAGACCTGAAGCTGACGATTCCGCACAGACCCACGTCATAGAAGATCTGCTGGATAGCGGGGATGAAGTCGCCCAACTCAAAGTAGCTGTAACCAGCAAACTTATTGAGCCCTGACTTCTTAAGCTCGGTAGACTGGAGCCGTACCCTGGCCTCCATTAACTTGCGATGTACTGTCATTTTTTAACTTTCTTGGTTGGTTTACGAACGGGCTGCTCATTGGAATCAACCTCTTCTAGAAGCTTCTCCAAATAGTGACGAGCCTTGAGGAGATCGAGGCCGCCGCCCTTTTCGGGATAGCGGGCTAGATACTTGATGACATTGCCACGCAGATAGCCCTCGAACTGTTCCGGGGTCATCCACGACTTCATGGCATCCCATGGCTGGACATCCTTGGCCTTGTAATGCCCACCTCCAACTTGGTAAAAGTTGGCACTCATACTTCCTCCTTTGCTTGATAATCACGCCACTGGGCGCACCACTGATTTACTGAACAAAAGTTAGCGCAGCGAGTACGCTCACCCTGCCTAATGTCCAGTTCATAATCTTTACCCAAACCGGCAAGCGCTTCCTCTGCCGCCTCTTGCGTTTCGTGCAAAGACTTGGCTCGAACGCCGCCTTTTTTGCGAACCGCATACACAGTAGGCTTCTCCCACATCTGCTCCGGTGTACAGGGCGGCAACAATTCGCCGGCCTCCATAGCAAACTCACAGGCAGAATGCTGCGCTATCCGACCCAAGACAAAAGCTTCCCGTTCCTCATACGGCCACAGCTTGATGGGCAGCTCTTTGATGGGGGCTTCAGGATATCCCTCGCGATTAGCGGCTTCCCGGCGGCTCCAATCCCGCACAATAGCCACAATCCCCAAGTCAAGAACCTTGACCTTGCGCACCCTCTCCACCAGCCACGCATAGATGTTGAGCTGCTGCTCCCACTCCGCCTTGTCGTTCATGGTCGCCCATGCGCTGGTGGTCTTGTAATCCCGAATCTGTACGCCCTCGGGTGTATCTATTTGCAAATCAATGGCACCGCTGATGTTCCAGCCATCAATTTCAGTGTGCAGTCGAGCTTCAACAATGTGGTTGTCGTCCTTCCCATGTTCCAACACGGTATGTACGGCAGAACCAAAGATAGACCACACCATGTCAGCCACGTCCTCCTCTATTTCATCTTGAAACTTCTGAGTCAGAGCCACAATTTTGGGGCTGTTGATGAGCTGGGTAACGCTGAGATTGGCCCGTCCCTTGCTGTAGGTTGGCCGCTTGACGACGTTGACAAACGTCTGCGGTATGTTGTATTTGTTCGTGAGAATCATGTCTGTTTCCTCCAAGTTGATAGACACAAACAAATTCTGCAATAGTTTTATCCGCATGTCAACAGGTTGTACCCATATAAATTCATGTGTGGCATATTTGGCTGAAAAGTGTTACTATCCGCCCATGCACATACAACTGTTACTCCCCTACCCACCAAGCGTCAACCATTACTGGATGTCTAGCGGAAACATGCGCTACATCAGCAAGCGCGGGAGGTTGTTTAGGCAGGCGGTAGCAGAAGAGGCCGCCACGCAGGGGGTCGTTGGCCTAGAGGGCCGCTTGGCAGTACATGTTGCCCTGTTCCCGCCAGACCGCAGAAAGCGGGATGTGGATAACGTGCTCAAGGCTTTGCTCGATGCCTGCGAACATGCCGGCTGTTACGAGTCAGACAGCCAGATCGATGAGCTACATATTGTGCGGCAAGAGGTCAGAAAAGAGGGCGGTTGCACAATCCTGATCCATACATTATGATATGTGTGACTGCGAAAGCGGTTGCCAAGTTGAGAGTTTAAGGGGGGTTTCGGCCCCCCTTTTTTTATAGCCCAGCTTCCTTACGCATCTCAATAATATCGTCAAGCAGCTCTTGTTTTTCTAACTGTAATTGTTTGATTTCTTCCCGGCGCTGGTCTGGAGTCAAGCCAGTATCCTTACTCTCTCCGTAGTAACGAATTTCTTTGTTGATTTCTTTGAGTTCGCTGTCCATCTTGTTGACATCTTGATAAAAGTCTAGGATGTCGCCGTGCTTTTCTTCATAGGCGTCAGCTGCCGCATCATCTTCCCGCTCCAGCATCTTGGCATAGGTGCCGTACCGCTTATCAACCTCGGCCTTGAAGTCATAGAACAGATCTTCATTACGACGACCCACATCTGCTCGCAAGAACGCACCCAGAATAGGTTGCTGTTTCTCAGTCATTGCGGCTCGCTCGCCAGTGGCAACGGCAATGCTATTAGAGAACCACTGGGCCATAGCGCCAGCAGTGCCAAAAATGCCTTTAATAAGGTGATCAGCCTCAATCGGGTCTAGGAGTCGATTATCTTTGGTGCCCGTCAAGCCAGACAAGAACTTGCCGGCCTCACTGGTATCCGCCGTATAGCGCTCTGCCGGCTCTAGCTTGGCCAAGGCATCAGGAACAACAGGCCGACCAGTGAAGAAGTCTTTGTTTAATTTAATCTCAATGAATGGCTTAACAGCTGATGGCACGGGAGTTGGGCCAAGCAGCATATCTATGGCCGCCTCTTTCAATGCCGTGCGCAAACGCCGCTCATCCACAGCGTTTTTAGTTCCTTCCTTAACGACCTTGTTATAGATCATCTCAGGTACAGCCTTGTAGAAATAGGCGGCGCTGGTGTTCATTGGCAGGATAACCTTTGTGCCAGGAATCATGAAGTTGCGCAGCTTGGTCTGGTCATCCATCTGGTTGTAATCGTCATCGTCACCCACCAGCATGCAATACAGCAGAGTAATGCCGGCTAATAATGTGCCGGTCATGGCCAGACGAGCCAGCGCATTTGCACGGCTTCTGCCTTTCAAACCGCCGCCCGCCAAAGCTTGGATTAAGACATCCATTGAGTTGGCATAAGCGCCAACAAACGGCACGGTCTTCACAATTGCCTGCGCCGCCTGACCAGAGCCGTGGTGCAAGAAGTTAATCACATTGGCCGCTTGATACAAGGCTTGGGTTTCGTTGCCTGTTTCTGCCAAGACGCGCTTGTATACAGCCACACGCTGAGCCATGTCTGATGCATCACCAATATGATCCAAGCCCTTAATCACAAAGTCAAAGACGTTGCGGTTCATGATGCCCAGACGACGTTTGATCTCCGCCTCTGGAGTCCTGGCGGAACTTTGGAAACCGCCAACACCTGCCGCCTTCAAAATCTTTGCTGTTGGGTCAGTGTTCAGCAAGCTGGTGACAAAACCTTTATACACGCCGCCAATCAGTAACAGTGGGTGCTTCACGCCGGTCACAAGTGCAGCCGTAGGGGCATCTTTGAAAACCTGCTTAATCTGGAACACGCCCGACAAAGTGATTGTGCGACGTGTAAAGTTAGCAATCGCTGCCAGCGGTTTCAGCATGGCAATGTCCAAACTCTCCATACCAAAGACAGATTCTGCAATAAGCGGATCTTGAATCTCTACCACCACGCGCTCGCCACTGACAATGAAATCAAATCTTCCCCGCGCCCTATCGGCCTTGGGGAACATCATAATCTTGCCCTTCTTGTCGCGGGTCGCATACTCTTTCACAATCCGCTGGGCGGCAGCTTGACGTAGACCGTTCATGGTCATGCGCATGACGTTGCGGGTCATGTTGTCAATGATGTTTTCAATCTCTCTACTGGATCTGAACACCACCAGATCGCCAGCTGTGACCGGCACATCGAGCTTGACCTTCCCATCCGCCGTCATAGTAAATTTGTCAGGGTCTACTGGGTTTCCATTGATTTCTATTTCCACCTCAGTGGCGGGTTGAATCTTGAAGTCCTGCTGTCCATCCTTGGCCACAAAGTCAGTGATGACCGTTGGCTTGCCTTTCTTGAACAGCTTCTCAAGACCAATGTTGGTCATCTTTCTATTGCTGGCTTGTACGGGTGAATGAATGTCTGCCTCATCATTCATAATCCGTTGCCACGGAACATAATCTTTTATGTTTGACAAATTCTCGTACCGTTTCTCCGACAGCATGCCAACCTGCCGCCAGAAAGCCAACATGTTTTGATTGATGGCCGACCAGTTGTCCATGATCTTGCGCAGCTCTGGATGCACTGCATCTCTAGCAATGAAGTCATCGATCTCTTCATCTGACATTTTGATTTTTTTATAGGCCACCTCGATGGCTGCAAGTCCTTCCTTGGCCTCGGCCATAGCATCTCGTGCTGCCATGATGTCTTCTTCGGGAGCGCTGGCGGCTCGCAGTTCTTCGTAATTGTTCTTAAAGAACTCATACTCAACTTCACGATCAAAGTATTCGTTTTGAATACTTCGGCTTCGCTTGGCTTCCAAGTAGCCTTGGATAATGTCTGTACCCAGCTGATTGCCCAAACGCTTCTTAAGCGCAGCCTCTGCTTCATAAACACCGCGCATGCCTTTGTCGCGCTTAACAGCAACAAAGTTACGGCTCTTTGGATCAAACTTAATACCGCCTTGGAAGATCACCTCGGTTGCAATTTGGCCACCACGAATTGCGTTATCTAACGCTACAGATGCAGTCGCCAAACCCTCGCTTGTTAATAAGTCGCCGTTGTACTTCGCAAAGTCTGCGGCATTCAGGCCAGACCCAAACCAGACATTTTTGTTGCGGGCATACAGAATTGCTCTATCGGCTGCGTTGGCAGCTGTGCCTAGAGCCTCAAGCGGATCAGATACCGCATAAGTAAAAAAGTCTTTGCCCAACTTGCCCGCATTCACAGCTTGCGTTTTAAGCGGCGATTGATCAAGCTGCGGTGTGTTGGGTCGGTTGTATTTCTCCAGCAGTTTTTTGTCGTCCTCAATGTTCTCAAACGCATCAAATTGAACGCCTGCGCTACCAACCAAATCAACCAGCATTTCTTTGGAGATGCGCTCTTTGCTGCCGTTCATGACATCTTTGAACATCTTCTGAACAACATAGCGGTTGTCAAAGCCAAGAACATTCTTCATGCCTTCCCACAACCTAGCAATAGCTCGCTTAAATTTATCCCACGCACCGCCCAGCTCAGCCGCCATTAACTTCTCAGCATTTACCGCCCAAAACTCAGATGGGTTAATAAACTGATACATGTCATAGCTTGGCAAAAGATCTTGCGCTTTACGAAAGTTTTCTTCAGTCGGCCTATCAATAAAGTCCATAACCGCATGGAAATACTTCTGATGCTTCTCGTCTGGATTCTTCTTAATAGCCGCTTGCAATCCCTTAAGCCATGATTGGGCTACCACCGCCCGCTGTTCGGGGGTCATCATCTGCTCCAAGCTATGGGTAAGCTCATGTCGAATAGTGGCGGGATCAGTAACGCCGCTGGTGCCTTTGAACAAACGAACAACTCGGGTGAACGGTAAGAACTGGCCTGATGCTCTACCACGTGAACTGCCTGCGGGTGCTTTAACGCTGAGCAGTAAACCACCCAACAGCTCTGGCATCTTGTCGTAAGCAATCTTGATGACGTTGAACACATCCTCAGAAATGTTGCCCTTGTCAAACTCAATTGCCGCCTTGGCTAAGAATTGCTCAGCGCTGTCAAGGCGAGGCTTGGTTGCCTTGATCATGGCATTCAAGTCGCGCGCCTGTTGCACCAAACGTGTAGTGGCCGCCTGCATACTCAGGTCAGCCTTACCCTCCGCCACTTGTTTAGGTACACGTGCCAATGCGGCCCGCATGGTTGCGTATTCTTTGATCTGCTCTTTGCGTAATTTATCGCGCCCAAAGATTAGATCGCCCTCTTGCTCGGCAAGAGACGGCTCTTGAGTTACGTTTTCAAGAATATTAGCGCTTTCACCAAATGTGCCGCGATTTCCTATTGCAGATTTGACTTGATTTGAATTAAAAGCAACAAAAACTTTACTTCCATCAATCAAACCATCGTACCCGCCAGCCTCAAAAACACGTTGCATTGCCGCCGTGGGAAAACTAATGCTAGGGAATGGAAATCTTCCAGCAGCAGTTTTTTCTTTGAAAATTTCAACTTTTTCTTGTATCCAGCTAAATGGTAAGGTGGGATTATCTGCGCGCAATTCATCTCTAAATTGCATGACCATCTCTTTGGAAATCTTGTTCTTTCCGCCAAGGTTGTAAGGATTCTTTATGCTTAGATAAACAGGAAGGACGTTAGCGCCTTTACCTTTTGCATAGCTGCTGGCATCTTCTGCATCTGATGTGAAATAAAAACCATCAGGCATTCCGGTTCTATTTGCTTTTGCACCAATAACAAACTTGTTGAAGCTTTTGTTTGTACCGTGGTACATGACCTTGGGGGAGCCATCTTCGTTTACAACTTTGCTGTTGCTAAACCAGCGTTTAAATTCAGGAGTGTTTGTCTGCCGCTTGCTGGGCTCTTCAACATTAAACAAGAAATCACTGAGCTTCTTGCGGCGCTCACCAACAGTCAAGTCGGTAGCCTCTCTTGCTTTAGCGCTAGGCAGCTGACCAGTTTTCTTAATCTCTACTGTTGGGGTCTTAAAGGTAGTGCGATTCAACTCATCGCCTACTTTTTCTTTGCCTGACAACATGGCTGCCAAGTTAGCAGGATCATCCGGCACCACAAACAAAGAGGCCCCATCCATTTGCTGGAGGTGGTTGTTGATCAGAAAGCTGTACGTAGGTTTGTCTACGTTGATGCAACCAAATGAATAACGCGAATCTGCAGCTTCAGGTGTTTCAAGAGCTTTTGCTCTGGCTTTGGCATCTGATTCATTCAACCAAACCGAATGCATCAGTGTGACGCTGTATTCGCCGCCGATGGCTTTATCCAGCACAAACACTTTCTTGAAATCGTATTCGCCAGCCGTGCGAGCTTCGCCAGGGCTTCGTGTGGCATCTCTCAGCCCCAATGTAAATAGACCAGCAGGCGTAATGCGGTTCTGCGGTAGCTCATTATTGCCTTTGTAAAAGTCACCAATCGCTTTTCCATACAGCACTTTCTTGTCAAGCAACAAAGAACCATCAGGCTTGAACACAAACACCCTAGCCGCAGGCTTGTCCGCAATCACCATCAGCTTGTCATCCTTTATCAGACGATCTTTGATGCTGGGATATAAGACCTTGTAAGCCTGTCTTGCGCTGGGCGACATACGAGGAAGCACCTCTTCAGGCACTTCAGCTAAGACTTGTCTTTCTTCTCTGTAATTTTGACTTGGATGGAATAAAAACTCAGGTGAGGAAATGTTGGTGGGGTTAAAGATCATTGCAGCCGACAACACGCCAGCATGCAACTTGCGAATGATCTCCCGAATTGCTTTGGCTACAGCTTCAGCACCTTCGTTGGCAAACCGCACAATATCGTCCTTAACCATTTGGACGAAATCATCTGTGCCTCGCTTGACGCCGTAATGCTTCTCTAGCTTTTGAACATCAGGGGCGGCTAGGCGCTTGACATTATCTTCAACGACTCTGGCTTGCA